AGGGTATATCTTATCAATTTTGTTACACCAATTATTAATAAAAGCAACTGTTGAAATTGGAGCTGCTTCATGATAGCTATTAACGACAACCTTATTTCCGTGATATAATTTTTTATTTTTACAAGAGAAGATAAAAACTATTTGTTCGTTTGAACCTTTCAATCTAATAAGACCGTTTGGTAAAGCGAATTCTTCCTTAAACAAATACAATCCATCAGAATCCTCTTCTTTTCCTGTAGCGTTATAAGGCATATTTTTAACATCTGACTTAGTGATATACATAAGCCTATTAACACTTTTTACATTAGGTGGAAGGGGTTGGGGATTTCCTTCATTATTAGGATTTCTATTCGTTCTATGAATCCAAGGTACTTGTACTTTTTCAGGCATAGTATCAACTTGTTCATTAATGATAGACTTTACAATTTGTCTGAGTTCGCTTAATTTGATTTTCATAAAGATTTTTTTATAAATATTCTCCAAAGAAAGTTTTAAAATTTCTAAAGAAAAATTTGGAAATGCCAAAAGAAAATAATACTTTTGTTCCCATTAAATCACTGTTAAAACATTTGACTTATGAAATCTGAGATTATTGAAAATCTTTCTAAAGAAATCAGAGTACGTTCTTCTAATGAAGTTGAGGCTGAAAAAGCTGTTTTTTTGTTAGAGCGCAGCATTATGGTATTTGATATGGACTCTAATAAGGATGCTTTGGTTGAGTATGTTAAACGCAATCTCGATGAACACAGAAAAGGTGTAACTTGGTATGCAGAACATTTTGTATTAGCTGGTGAATCATTTTTAAAATACGTTTCTCATGGCGAAAATATATAGGGCATATTATTACAGTGGCTGCAAAGATTGGAAAAAGCCTGAATGGGATCACCTGATGTACAGAGAATCTTTTCCAACTTTCAAGCAGGCAAAAAATGATGTCGATCGGATCCTGATGTATGAAGGGAGAAAAGATATTGTTTCTGAAGAAATCGATGAGAAGAATGGAACTTATGAAATTCGTTATATCTGTGATGATGCCAGAAAGTTTCAGCATTACAAGAAAATCGAGATCCGTTGTGAAGAGGGTGTTGCTCCAAAGGAACCTAAATCTTCTGAAGAAGTTGAAGTTAAAGTTGAAGTGAAAGTTGAGAAGCCAGAATCTAAACCTCAAAAGAAAACTGAAACTTCCAAAGGGAAAAAGAAGAATTGAAATATATAAAATAAAATGTCCTGTGGCGGAATTGGTAGACGCTTATTAAGTATAACGGGGTATGCCCTTTGAGGCGAGCGGTGCTTAATAGATTGGTTGCAAACAATACAGGTTCGAATCCTGTCAGGACTACAAAAACAAAACAAATGACATTGGAAGAAATAAAAAATAGAATGGAATACTTAGACGATATATTTTCAGATATTGGTATGTGTGGCTATACTGATGATGAAATTGAAGCTCAACAAGCAGAAATAGCTGAAGAATGGTTAAAGTTAAATGAAATGAAAAAGAATCTTGAAAGTCAAATTAAGTAATAATAACATGGAAAAAATAAAAAAATACTATCCATTTTGGTTAGGTTTATTAATATTTGTTTTATTAAATGGGGTTGATATTATAAGACAAAACCCTAATATGGGAATGCTTATTATGTACATAATAGGTTACTTTAAATTAACAAAATTAAATTAACAAAACAGTCCTGTGGCGGAATGGTAGACGCTAACAGATAGGGCAAGAGTACTGAGTTCTGTTGATGTGAAGTACAAACAATACAGGTTCGAATCCTGTCAGGACTACAAAAAAATAAATATGAAAAATAAGGTATTAACATTAATTTTCTTTTCATTAGGAGTTTTATGTTTTTATATTTTTGCATGTCAAATTGAATATGATAATTATTTCATTACAAGTTTATGGCTGCATATTTCTCAATTTTTCTTTTTTGGAGCCATATATTATTTTAATTTAACCTTTAAAGAAAAGATATGAAAAGTAATAAGAAATCCTATAATAAGGAAGAAATTATGAAAAGATTTAGAGAGTTAAAAGCAACAGGCAAACCATTTACATTAGGTGATACTCTTAGAGATGAAGATGGAAATCTTCCTGAAATACAAAGAAGCAAATCTTTATCAACTGTGTTAGAAGATGTAGATGTTGTTTCATTTTTACAACCATATCATGATGAGGCAAAACAATTGAGTTTTGTTAGTGAGATTATAACTGTGAAAACCAGCATAGGAGCCTTTACTGGATTTTTCGTAAAGGGTGAAAATATAATCTTCTATCACCCTGATAGTTTAACTGTTTTGATTGAGAAGAACGGAAATGACATCAGTGAGATTTCAGTTGATGAAGTAGAGGAACTTTTCAATTAATTTTATTTTTAACTTTTTAAATTTTTAACTTATGAAAACGTATAGCTTAAAGTTTTCTGTCACAGAAACACACACTCTTGAACTTAAAAAAAAACCTACAAAAAAACAACTCGATACACTTAGAAAGATGAGTACTGGAGAAATGTTAGCAGATAGTGTACGTGCTGAATTATCTGATCTGATATATTTAGAACTTGAGCATAGTGTAGAAGATGTTACCCCTGAAAAATATCATTGGTTTGAACTTTGTGAAGGTGATGAAAAAACTTTAACTTATAAAGGATAAAACAAATGTCCTGTGGCGGAATGGTAGACGCACTAATATAGAAAGGATGGTTTGAGACTCTCCCGACCTCACCATAGGTTGTAGCATATGGGATTAATGCAAATGTTAGATTTGAGTACGTAATCAAATACAGGTTCGAATCCTGTCAGGACTACAAATGTGTTGTTCCCTTGAGAAAGGAAGTAGTAATTATAGATGCTGACCTCTTGAATGGAGAGTTAAGTACAAGGGCGATGTTCATCTATAATTAATGACTCTACAACACAGAGGACTTCTCATCCTCATTTTTATTTCTTCAGAAAATTATTTTAAAATTTCTTTTGAAAAAATTTGGAATTCTGAAGAAGGTTTACTACTTTTGTTACTACAAATCATTAATATTATTTAACTTTTAAAAACAACAATTATGGAAACCACAAATCTCGGTAATCAATTTGATACACTTCTTGGTGATATCAGCAAAGAAACACGTTCAGACATGATCCAGATCGACATCAGAAACATTGATGTCAACTGGGAAGAAAATGTTCGTCAGATTTATAACAACATTGAAGCATTATCAGAATCCATCAAGGAGCATGGATTGAAAGAGCCTCTGAAGTTGTCTCGCATCAAAGGGACCGACAGGTATCTTTTGGTGGATGGTCACAGAAGATACAAAGCAATCATGTTTCTTTTGGAGCAGGGGGTTCCAGTTTCCAGGGTGAAAGCTATTCTTGTGAACAATTCCCCAGAAGTTCGTCTTTCAGAGATGATCATCACAGGAGTTCAAAAGCAACCTTTGCATCCTGTGGAACAAGCTGAAGCTTTCTTAAGACTGCAGAAATATGGATGGGATGTTAAGAAGATTGCATCTATGCTTTCTGAAGATGGCAAAAACAGGATGAACCTTGTATACCGCTACTTGAAACTTGCCAATGCTCCTGAAGCTATCAAACAGAGATGTTTGAAGGGTGAGATTTCCCATGATACAGTTATCAAAATCATTGAGGATACTGGAGCCGATTATGAAAAGGTTGTGGAGACAGTTGAAGATGCTGTTGCTGCCAACACTATTGTCACAGAGACTGGTGAGAAGGTTGTGAAGAAAGTTAAAACTCGTCAAGTGGAAGCAATTGTAAAACCAAAGAAAGCTGGTTTTATGGAGAAGATCCGTTTGGCTTCTGATGAACTCTTCAACGAAGGAGAAGAAAACGACCTCCTGGAGGAATTCATCAAACTGGATAACACTGAAGCTTCTACAGAAGATATCAAAGCGTTCTTTAGAAATATTACTAGGAAATCCTAATTGTTGTTACCTGAGCCCTCTTAGGAGGGTTCTTTTTAAATTGTATTTCTATGGAACGCAAAATAAAATACTTTGGAATACTTGTGGTATTTCTATTGGCACTTCAGATTCCACTTTTTTATAAAATCTCTAAGCTCCAATTAGGATTCTGGATCGATTTGATAAGTTATCTATCATTAGCTTGTCATATGGCGATTTTTGCAATGGTTGCTATCGAGATAATAAAAAAAGAATTGGAACTTTAAAAAATAATTTAAAACAAATCCTTTTATTTTCATTTGAAAGTATATATATTTGTGGAATAAAAATATTATAATATGAACCCTCCAAAGAAAAATTTACCAGATTCTTTTGAAGATTATTCTGAAGATGATCTAGATTTATTCCTACTATCTTTTATAGATGAGGATTATGAATTCAAAAACAGTAATGATCCAGATATCTGGGATGGATTCAGTTACCCTGAAGAAGAACACTTTCTTCCTATGGAACCTTCAAACATTCAAGATAACACAATACAGGTCAACCAAAGACCACTTTAAACCACATTTATTTTTTAATACTTTCAAATGAAAATTGCAGTTTTTGTTTTAGCACTCTGTCTTTTCTTGGGAAGCTGCACAACTTGCAAAGAAAAATGTTGTACCGAAAAGGGCACACAGGATTCTGCCAAAGTTGCTGTAGATACAGTTGTCGTTGACACTGTTTCCAAAGACTCAGCTAAGTAATTTTAAGTTAAGCTTAACTCTGGCTTCTGAAGAAATTTCAGAAGCCTTTTTTTTATTCTAAATTAATTTCCAACTTAATTAATTTTATTTGGCTTTCTTAAGAAACCACAAAACTTTCTTTGGGTTATTTTCCCTACAACATATATTAAAAGTGTATGTGTTCTATATTATTCAATATAATATTCTTCTTTAGTTAATACTTTTGAGATTCTTTATATCTATATTATGAAACTCAAAAGTATTGATCTAAACAGTCTAAAACGAAGTAGTGATGGGGCTTACAGCCTATTCTATGCTTTTTATATTAATTTTTAGCCTTTTTTACAAAAAAAACAGGTGGACAACTTATGTTATTCACCTGTTTGCGGTCGAGCCATTTATTTTAGATTTAAGACACTTTTATTTCTTAGGCTTGGTCTTAGTCCCACTTGGCTTAGTTTCTTCCTCCTGTCCAGCTTCAGGTTCATTCTGGAGGGATGTAGATTTGTCCAAATAATTAAAAATTTGTTTTCTTTTGGATTTGATAAAGCTTGTCAGGATGGAATCAGATTTTCCATTGATGGCTGAGAGGTTCTCAAGGATAGATATGATATATTCAGTCATAATATAGATGACCAGGATATTGTGTAGGGTATAGAAGAAGTACTCGCTAATTTCCGAAAGAACATCTGGGTGGTCAACATAAGAAAGATAGAAGCTATTGGTAACGAGTAATAGTCCAAGCCAAACAAAAATTTTAAGTCCGAATCTGCTAAACTTTCTGCTGACGATTGGAATTCCTTTTACTACACTGGCACAAAGTCCAGTTACTAGTTCCAGAATTGCTGCTATAATAAATCCAACGATAGCCATTGAAGATAGTCCAAGCCAAACTTCCAACGTAGCAAAGATGGAAAAGCTAAGGATCGAGAATGGAAGTGTGAATAGAAGTAGCTTTGGGTGGACAAGAGAGGTAACGAAGTCCGAAAGGTTTGCAAAGCCAAATTGGTGGACGAACAGATCGAGTTGGGATTCAATAATGGAGATGACTGATTTCATATTTTTATAAATAAATATTCAATAAACATGATAGCAGTCAAGAATTTATGGGCTGTCCGAAAGAAAAAAAGGGTAATATCCTGAAGACATTACCCTTGCTTGGTTTAAGGTGGACAACTTAGAATAGATCAGCGTTTGAATATGAAAGTTCCAAGTCTTCTTTAGAAGGTTCAACAATCACAAAAGTGTCCAAGATCTTTTCAGAGATTTTTTTGATGAATGCTTCAACGGTTGTGAAGTAAATCTTTGCCCCATTATGATTAGAGCATTCAATCAGAATTCCATTGTCTTTGTACAGGATTACGAATGAGCTTATCTCCCTGTCCAAGTAAAGAAGTTCTCCTCCATTAGTCCCTTGAACTTTGTGGAACAAGTTGTTTTTTAAATTTTCAGGTGTGTCCAGAAATACATGTAATGGGGTACCTTTAGGATTTCTGTAACCTCTTTGGTGTATATAGTATAAGAAGTCAATAACTTCACAATACGATTGATAGATTACTTCCTTCTTATAATTTTCCAAAGAAAGTTTATAATTTCTTTCGATGGTTTTTTGTTCCTCAAGAGATTCAAAATAATTTTGATAATTCATGTTAATTAAGTTTTAAGATTAATGATTACATCCTGCAGCGGACATGATCATAAATAATGTTATAAAAAGTACCAATTGAAACCATCTTACTTTTTTTGCGAACATTGTCTCAAATCCATAGCAAATTGAAAATCCGAAGCAGAATAATGCTACAAGTTCTCTAAATATAGGTTGGTCGCTGAATGTATAATAAATATCGAAAGCCCAAACGAGACTGATTGCCCACCAAAGGATTGCGGTTATAACTTTGAATACAAACATAGCTTTAAATTTTAATAGTGAAATGATAGTAAAAATACAAAAGAAATTTCAAACTTCCAAATGAAATTCGAAATATATTTTTCGTTCATATTGAATTTTTTTATAGAGTGTCCTAATCTATTTCAAGTACTGAAAAATGAGAAGCGTTTCTACAGTATTCAATTATTTGTTGTATAGCATCTGTTTTATCTGAAGCAGTTATTTGTGTTACATGTTCAAACCAATTGCCATCAACGTATTTAACCAAGTAACGTTTTAATTTTTCTACATTAGTGTCCATATTCGAATTATATTTTAAAATGTCCAATGTTAAATGTAAGCTTCCTTTTGTACAAGCTCAACAGTGAAGTTGTGTTGAGGAAATTTATTCTTCAGAGTGTCCAAGCTCTTGCAGGCATCTTTTTCTGTCCTGAAGGCTTTTGCATTCCATCTGCTGTATTGGAATCCTCTTGAAGTATTTTTGACGAACAGTCCAAAAGGTGTGTTTATTTGAAAGTACTGGTCAACCTTAATCTTTTGCTTTGGAGTCTTAGTTTTTTTAGTCTTTTCAACAACTCTGTCCATTCCGTAGGCATAAATATACAAGTAAATATTATGCCCTTTGTAGTAAGCTTCATATTCTTCAATGGTGGCAACAGCCTGTTCAGTTGAAGTGAAATTGACAGTAGGTTTAACTTCAAGTCCAGCCTTAGTAATCTTTTCTTTATCATATTCGCTAACTCTAATTGCTAAAGAACAACCTAATTCTGCCAGTTCTTCAATGGTTTTGGCATTGTTAATTCCACTTACAAAGAAGTTTTTGAACATTCCAAAGGAGGTCTTAGTTGTATGTCTGGCACCAACAGCTATACCTGTATGATAGCCGAATCTTTTTTCGTCATAAGCCCAAGTTCCATCATATTGCTTTACATCTTCATTGCAGCGTTCAATGGTGTCCTGCTTGAATCGTTCAATCTCTTGAAGCAAAGTTTCCTTGGAAGTTATAATGGTTCTATTGAACATACGAGAATTGCTCCAATCTCTTGCACGTTTTCTGTCAGTTTCATAGACGTTATTATCGCCTTGAAGTATAAACGGAATTACTCTTGCCTCGTCAATCTTAATGAATTGCTTTGCATAAAGAATAGTGTAGCTCATGATAGTAAGTTTTAAATAGTGAAATGAAATGTTATAAAACTAATGTCCTACAAAAGTAGTGAAAAGAATTCTAATTTCCAAAGAAAATTTAAAATTTCTTTTGAAAAAAATTATACTGCCAAAACTATATCCAATTTTTATGAACGAAATTTTTGCAATAGACGAAAAAAACCAAGTTTCTTATGCAGACTGAATCAGCTCTGTTGACAGCTTGTTCAAGGTTATTATCAATAACAGCTCGAACAAAGCTTCCACCTGACAGAACGTTATCTCTTGTCATCATAACACTTGCAGCGATGTTGCAAACATGGTCTTTGTCTTCTCCAATTGGCGCAGGCATGCCATTATAAAATTGTCCGAAAGCTTTTTCTGCTAATTCATAATATTTTTCCATAATAAAGTTATTTTTGCACAATAAATCGATCAAATTTAGAACTTAGTTTTGAATTTATCATTCAACTGGTCGAAAAGGTCATTGATTTTATCAACTTCTTTTTGGTAGTAATCTTTCAACTCTTGGTGTTCAGCTTTGTCCATCTCATAGATATAAGTGTTCCTTAGAGTCAAAGTATTTGCCGTTAGGAGAACGAATTGTTCTTCGTTCAATTTGAATTTTGCCATAAGTTTAAAGTTTTAATAGTGTTATTAATTATTCTTAGATTCCAACCATTTTGAATATTCAAAATCTATGATGTCTTGCTTAACCTCATACTCTTCACCATTATAATGGTACAATTCATCTTCCTCAGACCATTCAATCAAGTCCAAAAATTCTTGTTCCACATAAGTTACGTTATATGTCCCATCTGCATAAACCTTTGCTGTTCCGTATACCTCACAGCTATCCTCATCAAACTCTGTTTCGGCATCCAAACCATATTCTTTACAGAGTATAGCCAAATCTTCAAGGTTGGGTGTCCACTTAGTCATATACCTTATTGAAAATTCTGTCCCATCAGCTATTTCATTTGGTTCATCTTTAACGATAAAAAAGAAGTAACCCTTTTTTACATTCTCGCTGTGTATGGCTTGACCTTCATTGTATCTTTCTTCTGTGTAAGCAGCTTTGTTAATAGCATTGGTCAAAGCTTCGATTTTGTCCGAACTTCCTTTGAAAGAAGTAAAGTTGTTGCACCAATTCGGCATAAGTTTAAAGTTTTAATAGTGAATAAGTAATTTAAAATTGTCCAACAAAAATACAAAAGAAAGTTGGTATTTCCAAGAGAAGCATCAACTTTCTTTTGTGTAAACCCAAAATTTTTATTTTGAAATAATTTTATTTGTTTCTTTCGATTTCGGCATCGTACAATACTTGCCATCTCAAAGGAATGCTTTTAATACAGACAAATTCTTCATCTTCCTCAAGTTGCATCCCATTATTCATTAACTCAATCAGCGAGGTATAATGATAGACAATGTCCAAACTCTCCTTCGGACAATTATTCTTTGTGTCCCAAGCGACATAATCTTCTTTGAGAATGTTTGGCAGTTCTATTGGGGGAAACATATTATGCCAATTCTCTTTTACACAATAATCACTGTTCATATCCAACAAAAGTCCAATGTCATTAGTTGCATAATGCACTTTATTATATTCATCCATATTCAAGTGAATCGAAATTCCCGAAAGTGTTTCGGCAGAACTATTGTGAATGATAGTGCATAATTCACTCAACACTTTCTTTGCACAATCCATTCTGTTTTGGATTTCAAGCAATTTGATTTCAAGAAGCATCATCTGTGCTAATACTTCTTTAGAGTGTACATCTTTGTTTGCATTTGGATTGGCAATCAATTGTCTGAGTTCTTTGAATTCGTTTAGCATAATCTTTAAGTTTTAATAGTGAATAAGTGATTTAAAATTGTCCAACAAAAATACAAAAGAAAGTTGACATTTCCAAGAGAAGTATCAACTTTCTTTTGAAATAATATTATTTTTTTTCTGTTCCGTATTCTTCAATATAATACGCTACATCATTCCAGTTTATGCCATATGATGCATCGTGATGCTTAATCATATCCTCCAAAGCCTCTTGCGCTGCTTCTTTGTCTATAGTGTATGTTGGATGGTCATATAGCGTAAAGTCTTGAACTGACCATTTGATGGATTCTTTTTTGTACTGCTGAAATTCCGCCAGTAATTGCTCATACATTTCTTTGTAATTTTCCATAACAATTATAGTTTAAAGTGATTTAATAAAGTGAAAAATCTATTCCCAATCCAATTCAAGTAGTGAGATTTTACCCTCTAATATGCCTTGCATTGTTTGTTTGTCTACAATAGCATTTACCCAGCCACCGCAGGTTTCTGTGATGTCAAATTTGTCTTCTGACATTCTGTAAACATCACGAGTAATCAACCCGAACTTCCAATCCATAGAATGACCAATAGGTAAGTTCATAATTTTTTCCATAGCTGTCATAATAGTATAAATTTTAATTGTGAATTAATTGTAGTACAAAAATAGAAAATACTTTTCACATTTCATAATTTATTTTGAAATTTCTTTTGAAATAATTACTTTTTCAATAAATTTTCCGTGTACGAAAATATCCCCCAATCCAACTTCATCTGTTGGCAATACGGTTGCCAAGCAATATTCTAAGATTTCTTGTCTGTGTTCTCTTGCAATATCATCCTGCTCACCTTTCAAGCGATAAACAAACTCTCTTGGTTCATCTGCATCATTTTCAAATGCGTGAATAAGTTTTGTGTTGACATCATAAAAGATATCAAAGGTGTTGTCATTGGTAGTGTTGTCAGCCAATTCAATTTGCTCTAAAAATAATTCTAACATAGCTGTAAGTGTTTAATTAGTGAATTAAAGATAGTGTAAAATTACAAAAGAAATCTTGAACTTCCAAATAAAATTCAAGATTTCTTTTGTGTAAACCCAAAATTTTAAAATACTTTGGCGTATCTATTTAATTTAAACAATGAGATAATATCCCTTAGAACATCATCATAATTCTCAAGAGGAATTTTTATACTAAATTGAACGTAACCATGCCCACTTTTCTCATTTAAGAAATTATTATCTGCTGTAGCTGAATCTATATATTTCTCATATAAATCTCCTAACAGCCTTCCAAAAAGTTGCGACTCACCTCTATAACCCAATACATTCATATTGAATATGACACCATCTTTTTTAGCAATAAAGTATGGGCAATTGAATCTTTGACTCATTGTTCCAACATAAATTTGTGAAGAATCAATAGAATCACTGATTTGCAAATTTATTTGAAATACTTTCGAAAGGTCACTTGCCAATTTTCTTGCGAAATCTTTGTTTGCTTTAATGTTATCAATTTCAGTTCTTTCAGAAATTGACATTGCTTGAAGAAATAAGTTTTCCATAATAGTATAAAATTTAATAGTGAAATAAAGATAGTGTAAAATTACAAAAGAAATCTTGAACTTCCAAATAAAATTCAAGATTTCTTTTGTGTAAACCCAAAATTTTTATTTTGAAATAATTTAAAAGTTACATTTCACGAACCCATTCATCAGCATAATCATTTGAGATTCCGAATTTTTTACAGAGAATATCCACAATTATATCTTGTGTAATAAACTCGTCTTCGTCATCAGTATCCATACAATTTCTTACAATGCCCTCTTCTACAAGAGATTCAACAATTTGAATAGCCAAATCTCTCACATCATCTAAATCTTTCGGGAAGTTAATCGTTTCCATAATAATAAAGAATTTAATAAGTGAATTAAAGATAGTGTAAAATTACAAAAGAAATCTAGAACTTCCAAATAAAATCCAAGATTTCTTTTGTGTAAACCCAAAATTTTTATTTTGAAATAATTTTATTCTGCTATTAACAAGCGATGTTCAATACTATGAACATAAACCTTGTACAAACCCTGAAGCTAGACCTACAATATAAGCACCATAATTTATAATGCCAAAAGCAGCAGCAGTAAATAAAATAATACTAAAAAAAGTAACTGAAATTACAGCAACAATAATCGCTGAAATAATGAATTGTGTGTTCATAATCTTATAAATTTTAATGATGAATAATTTAATGTCTTTAGTAACCATTGTTAGCCTAATGACAATACAAAGATGCAAAAGAAAGTTCAGATTATCGAATAAAATTTCAACTTTCTTTCGTATACTTTATTTTTTTTTTCAAAATTAATGTTTTTGTTTCTATTGAGATATTTATAATAAACAATTACAAAAAAAAAAGAAATATGAAAACTACAAAGAGAGAATTAAGACAACTTATCAAACAAATCATTCAAGAACAATCAGTGAGCCAAAGCTATCAAAAAGGTGTTGGAACTGGTACAGCTCAAGGACAGGCTACTAAACAAGCAATTACAGGGCAAATTAACGAGCTTTCCCGAATCGGTAAAGAATATCTAATTAAGTTTGCAGGATTAGCATGGAAAGTTGTTACTGTATCTATAGGTGGAGCTTTGGTAACATATTGGGTAATTAGAGATGTTGCTTATAAGATTAATAATACCGTTCATACTGAACTTATAAAGTTTTTTAAAGCTTCTTACAATATGACTGTAGATGCAGCTCAAGCAGTTATGGCTGGAACTATTAACGCTTTTAAAGCAGCTCAAATATACACTATGGAACAATATCAAAATGCTAAAGATCAAACCGCAGCAGTTTGTAAATTTGTTATTGATCTTGGTTCAAGATTAGGTAAGGCAACGTATGCGCAAATTTTAGCAGGAATTTCTACTATTTCAGCTATCAGTGCTTATGTAAGCGCATGGTTAGGTCAGCAATGGACCACTGTTCAAAACACCGTAAAAATGACCTGGGATGAGGCAAAAAAACAAGGTCAGAATCTTTATAATTACCTAAAAAGCGGTGCTAAATCAGCAGCAAATTACGGTGCTAATCTTGTAGGTCAAGCTTCAGGATTTGTACAAGGTTTAATGGAAATCTTTGAAAGATATCTTAGTTTCACAAGTAATACTGTTTCAGGCGTTCTTAGAGAAGCAAGAGACATTAACTTTACAATCCTCTAAAGAAATATTATTTTAATACAAAAGGTTCTGTTGAAAAACAGAACCTTTTTTTTTCAAAATTAATGTGTTTGTTTCTATTGAGATATTTATAATAAACAATTACAAAAAAAAGAAATATGAAAACTACAAAGAGAGAATTAAGACAAATTATCAGACAACTTGTCAATGAACAAATGCAGCAACCTCAACAACAAACTAAAGCTAAAGAAACAGAGGTTAAGATTATAGGTACTACATTAAAAATTATAACTATGGCAGCACCTCAATACAAAGCTGCAGTGTCAGCAACTTATTGGATAATAGGAAAAGATAAAATGTATGAAATTGATACAAAATTTTCCAATGATGTTTTAAAACTTCTGACTTCGCTCAATGCCGCCATCCTTCAACCTGCGCAGAAGGTTACAATAGGTGCGATGCGAGAAATTAATTTTTCATTGGAAAACTTTGTACGAAACTATGGACCTACTCGTAAAAATAAAAGAGAATTCGGTATGTATATTGCTGGGCTTGTTAAGTCTGCAGGCGTAAAAGCTTATGCTACGTTTTTAGCAGGTGCTGCAGCAGTTCCTGAAATCGCAAATAATTTAGGTAATTGGTTAGGTCAAGAATGGGCTTCTATTGAAAAAAGTGTAGGCATCGGATGGGAGCAAGCAAAAAAATATGGTACTAATGTTTTGAATTCAGTTAAAAGCGGTGCTAAAGCAGCATACGATTATGGTTCTAATAAGGTAGGAAAAGCTTCAGAATTTGTACAAGGGCTTTTTGAAGTTTTTGAAAGATTTAATAGTTTCGAAAGTAATACTACTTCAGGAATTCTTAAAGAAGCAAGATATATTAGCTCTTCAATTCTTTAGATAATACAAAAGGTTCTGTTTTTCAACAGAACCTTTTTTTATTTTAGATTCTTCCTCTGAAGTATTTAAGTTCCTCGTGATAGTTTATTTTCTTTCTAACGAAGTTTAAAATACTTTCCTGTGTAAGTTGCCCACTTGCATCACAAAGTGGATAATTTTGCGTTCTGATGATTTCAGAAGCTGGATATGGGTTGCCTGGATGATTTATGAATGCTGGCAGGAATGTTGACATTTCCAACCTGATAAAACTATTAAGCTTGACACCAGAAAACTTTTCATTTGCTTCCCAGATTGTTACAGCTGCTTTGGCTTGTTCGACATAATTCATTTGAAGCAATTCTTCTTTAGAAACATTTAAAAGTTGTCTTGCGTGGTACCCGAACATTATAAGTCCTGCAAAGCCACCACCATCAGCTTTTGGATCCAAACGAGATTCCCCCCACATTATAAGCAAACAAAATTTCCAATCCAATTCTCTGGCATCACCAAAAGATTTTAATACTTTGACAAACTCTTCCCTTTGATCATCTGGAACCTTGCAAAGTAATTCTTTGACATCTGAGTGTTCAATTTCAACAGGAAGTGGTATCTTCATTGAATAAGTATGATTTTTTGGCGCAGTAGCGATCAATGTGATACATAAAAAAATAAAAGTAAAAAATGTTTTCATAATAAAATTGTTTTAAATAAAAAACCCTTGGGCTCACTATCTCCCAAGGGCAATTCACTATTAAACTATAAGAACTTTTTCTTTGGGAACTTATGAGTTATTCCCAGGAGCGTTTTTGTTTTCGATTGTATTTTTTAGCGTTCTTATGGACTTTGTTAATCGCATAAAACCCATGCGGATGCTTCTCCAGATAGACTTCTCTTGCACCAGAACCGCAAGCTTTCTCAAGAATTTTATTTGATTTTTTCATAAGTGGCTGTTTATCATATTATAAATAGTATCCAACTATATAAAAAGTGTATCACCAACTTTGGTGCCAGAAAATAATCTGGCTTCAGAAACTATAAATTTTCTAAATTGGGTGCTTTGCATATAGTTAAATCTGATGTCATCTTTTATTTTTGTGAGGGGTCTTCTTGTGTCCTCTTTAGTAGATTCAGATATTTGTTCTTTGGATTCAAGGAACCCGAACAAGTACAACTTGTCATCCTTCTTTTGTAGTCCAACCCCGATATTTTCGTAAGGGTCCTTCCAATTGGAGTCCTCAGAAACTTTCTTAGGAAACATAATCTTCTGAAGAATTTCTTGTCTAGCTTCTTCATAAACCTGCTCTTCAAAAGAAAGGTTTGAAAGTGTATCGATGTCATGTCCAATGCATTCATAGACATTCTTCTTGATATCTATAAGGTATTGTGCTGATTCTCCTTTGGAGTTTGTGTATTCCATACAGATGTATTTTACATCTTCGGTCAACTCACTCCAGCGATTTGAAACTTCTGTTACTTGCATAATAAATATTTTAATTGCAAATGTACAACTTTATTTTTTAAAAAAGAAGGGTTCAAAGGAAAAAATTTTAATTTTCTTAAGAACCCTTTAAATACTCAAAATTATAACTAAAACTGAAATTACAAACTAAAGTACAAAACAAGGTACTGAAACTATATGTCCAGCTTCATTTCTTACAACAGCTGGATGTCCAGTTGCAGGTGCAAGACAATCAGTTCTCCCTTGAAGCTTTGCAGCTGTCAGAACCACTGCTGAAACTATAAAGAAAGTTCCCTCTGCTGGATCGGGCAGGTCTTGAACTGTCCCAAACACTTGGGAACAAATTCCGTTTTCTATTTCAGAGAATGTCGCAGATACTCTTGCAACAGTCCCAGATTTTACAAATACTGTCCCATCGTTGAAAACAATATCGTGTGGGGTGCAATTGATGAATGTAGCAGTCATAGTAGTAAAGATTTAAATTGTTAATAAATTTTTTCAATGCTGCTTTGCCTGCAATGGGTTTAGTGTGAAAAAAAAGGGGGCAAATATCCAAAGGGAAATCGCCCCCCACTTCACTAATTAAAACACTATATGGATGAAACTAAATTACTTTTTAATACCTCTTGAATTTTTTCAACAACCACCTTAGAATTTCCTCCAACATTCCAATGGGTTATTTTTGTTTTGGGAGTACCCTCTCTACCAAGATAATTTTTGCCGTTCTTCCAATTATAGATGGTGGCAACAGTACCATCTTCGAATAGAATTTCCCATTCAGCATCGGTCTTGTATCCATCGCTTGATGTAGGTTTTCCGAAAATCTTTTTGAGTACGCTGTACTCCGCATCAATGTAACCTTGAAAATGAGTTCCAATGACATCAATGTTTGACTGATTGTGTGTTACGAATTTCATAAGAAAATAGAATTTAATAGTGAGTGAATTAAACGACCTTACAAAGGTACAATTTACATTTGGCATTTCAAAATTTTTCTTTAGAAAAAAACAAGGGTTTCAAAACTTTTTTTGCTTTCTAATGAAACCCTTGTATATTTTACCAAGAAGAATGGTATTCAAAAGAAACTTCATAGTCATTTTCAAAGACACCTTCCAATGCTTCATTCAGCATCTGTATTGTTTCTTCACAACATTCGTAATAGTACGTTCCATACTCCGTATCACCGAAGAAAAATCCTTCTTCTGTGGGCAAATTTGCCTCACTGAAAGCATTATCTTTCTTCTCTAATACTTCTTCACAAAGGGCAACAAGTTCTTTCAGTTGGGTAATGGTTACTTCGTAATCTCTACAATCATCTTCGCCATCTTGAACATTCTCTACAAACCATCTGTGAATATGGTTTGCTTTTCTCCAATAGGCAGCACGTTCACTAATTTCCGAAATCTTTTTCGGGTTAATTTTAATGACATTGCCATTAACTTTGATTTCAACAGAAGCTTCAACATTACGGTGGTCATAAATAGCACCAATGTAAATCTTCTTTGTCAGATACATATCGAGTCCCATAATAATAAAGTTTTAAAATAGTGAATAAAATAATTATGATGTAAAATTACAAAAGAAAGTTGGTATTTCCAAAAGTTTTTCCAACTTTCTTTTGTGAAAATTAAAAATAATTTCAACTTAGTTTAGACTCGTCAAAAGGAGCTAACACTATTTCAGCATACACCTTTTGCATTTTACCATTAAGGTAATATTCAGCCCATATATCACCACTTTCCTCTCCTTCTCCACTCAACTTGAAGAGTGTGTTTGGATGTTTCAAAGAGTACACACGCATATCGGTTTCGTGTTCATACCATTTGATTGAATCGCTAAAGCAATCAGCATATTCCGATAACTCGCTGATTTCTTTTTCGTAATCAGTAACACCATCGTTACCCTTTACAATTTCTAATTGATGCAATGTGTAGTAACCCATAATCTTTAAAGTTTTAAAATAGTGAATAAAATAATTATGATGTAAAATTACAAAAGAAAGTTGACATTTCCAAATGAAATCCAAGATTTCTTTTGAAATAATTAAAAATAATTTCAACTTAGTTTAGTGAAGAGATTAAAGTTCAATTTTGACAGGTTTATAACCATAGTTCATTACTATCAAGCCAATTTCATAGTCAGCTTCCTTTTCAGTCAAAGGAACTCTGTTCAACTTGATGTTCTTATAGAACAAATTAAATGTTTTCATATTGTATTTATTCTTATGAGTTCTGTTTTAATAATAGAAGCAAGGTTATTAAGTTGCAAGACAACGTCTAAAGGGTAATATTTATAAACGGCTTCACAAGCTAAGGCTTCAAAAACATCGCCACTATAAATTTTTTCTTCTAAGTCACAATCTGTATCGACATACATTTCTCTTCCCTCTAAGAGTTTAATAACTTCTTCCAACAATACATCTTTTGGAATTTCTGTTATTGAAATAACTGAAAAGCTTTCATTGGTAAACATAATAGCATAATTTAATTAGTGAAATGATTTAATGACCTTACAAAATTACAAAAGAAATCTCGAACTTCCAAATGAAATCCAAGATTTCTTTTGAAATAATTTAATTTTCTATTACCAAGCAATGACCATCAAAATTTTCAATTTCATTTTTTGTGGGTTCGATGCATTCATAATACCATACATTTCCAAATCCAACATCAACCAATACTGAATGTTCGTTGACATAGAACTTTAAAACTTTTGAAACTCTTATAGTTCCATCAATATTGTGCTTAACCAATCCACCAATTTGCAACCAACTAAACTCACTACATAATCTTTGTAAATGGGTTTTAACCCAATGTACACTTCGTTTATATGCTGTAACACTTACAGAATTTTCATACTGTATTATTAAATTGTCATAAAGACTATCATTTATTTTCGTAAACATAATAGTATAATTTAAGTAGTGAATAATTTAATGTAATGTAAAGATACAAAAGAAATCTCGAACTTCCAAATGAAATCCAAGATTTCTTTTGAAATAATTTTAATTTTTTTCTATGGTGTCTAAGTAAATCATTTCATTGTTGACACAAATATATTCTCTGTTATCGTTTCGAGTATCTGTGTACACCATTATATATCCAACTGGTGTTCCATTGAGAAACAATATAATATCTTCATTGTTCTCGTCTAAGTAAGACAGCTGGGCATAGCTTGTGAAATCAAGTGTCAATTCATCTGTGTAAAATTCCATAAGTATGATGTTTAATAGTGAGAAAATTTATTCAAATTCGTAACCAACTTCGGTTACATAAAACGTAGAGCCATCGAGATTGGCATTTCTCATTTTTAGAACATATATGTCAAAATAACCAAAGGTATCTTCCTTTTCGCTGTTGAACATTATGTTCCAATCTGTTAGAGTATTTGTTTCATCATCATCATTGACAATTTCAGCTTCAATTTCTTCGTCAAAAGCTTTTGATAATTCTTTTGTCAATGTTTCCATATTAAATCTTTGACCAACCAAAGATTCTAAAAAGTCTGCAATTTCCTTTTGTTTTTTAGTGAGAGCCATAGTGATAATGTTTAATAGTGAAATAAATATAATGTAAAATTACAAAAGAAAGTTGACATTTCCAAGAGAAGCATCAACTTTCTTTTGAAATAATTTAATTTTCTTTTAACTGTTCATAGGTGGTTATTGAAGCAGCCACTCTTTCTATAAACAAATCTGCCCATTGGTTATCATCCATCATTCCAATACCTTTTTGGTTTTGGAAATCTGCTAAGTCCTGCTGAATGTCATCAAGAATAGCTTTGAGTGTTTCAAAATTCATGTTCATAGTAGTAAAATTTTATTAGTGAATAAATTGTCCAACAAAAATAGAAAATACTTTTGGCATTTCAAAATTTATTTCCAACTTTCTTTTGTGTAAACCCAAAATTTTTATTTCGAAATAATTAAATTTTTTATAGTCCCACTTCCAATGACATAAACGAATAAATCTTCAATGATCGTTTCTTCATCGGTTTCTGTCCTATTCAAGAGAATAAAATTTTTATCATCATCTTGATATATAAATGTCCCCTCTGTAACACCATCGCTTTTCACAGACCAGACTGGGTTTCCTCCCCAGTTTGCTGAAGATCTCTGGACAACTCTTTTATAATGTTTGTCCAAGAACTTTTGTATGTTTTTGTGTAACATATCAGTTTTCAATTGAAGAGTAAGCAATCTTATTACCTTTGGTTATTACTTTAGAAACCTTACTGTTTCTTTTGTTTACTTCGTAGGTATTCAAAATGTCATAACCATAATACTTCCGAATGTCCGAAGCATTGAAATCTTTGCAGTGTTCAACTGTGTCATTAGGATTTTGCTGCAAATGTCCAATAATAGCTTCTTTGATAGCATCTTTATTGAATTTGTCAAAAGAGCAAATCATAATGTCCAATTCCTGAGAAAAAAGGTAGTGTGCCATAGTAGTATAATTTAACTATTGGGTATAGTGTCTCCTTAAAATACGCTCAAATAAAAAGAGTAAATCATTATCCGATAATTCATCAAAATTTATTTCTTCCGCATACTTAGTAATAGTTCCGTGACTTAATGGTTGTTTCCATTTCATTAACGATTTACTAAATCCGTTTTCAACTCTTTTTATTTGTTCTATCCTATTTAACATAAGTTGTCTCATAAGAATATAAGTTTTAATAGTGAATAGTAATGTCCAACAAAAATAAAAAAGAAAGTTCAAATGTCCAAATTCAATTTGAACTTTCTTTTGAAATAATTTTTTAGTACAAATAAACTTTAGTTCCTCGCAGAATTTCTCTTCCACTTTCAATAATCAAAGCTTTTGCTTCTTTAATGTTTTTTGCTTTAATTTCTTGAGTGCAAAATTGGTCGTTTGAATTTGCTTTGCGTGTCCAAGCTTTGAAAGTTTTCATAATCTAATTTTTAATTGTTTATAATAATGTTTTCAAACTTCTTAGGTAACTTGTTATAGAACCTAATAGTGTGTGTTGAAACCCAAGAATTTACAAATCTTTCCTGTACAACAGCATATTTGCAACCATTGGCTGATAATAACATTTTACCGTACCCTAAGCAGCCCTCTTCTATTTGAATAATTTCACCACCTTTGTCCAAGTATTGGTTAATCAATTTTTCAATGGTTTCTAATGAATAATTTTTCATAGTGATAATGTTTAATAGTGAAATAATTTAATTGTCCTACAAAAATAGAAAATCTTTTTCACATTTCATAATTTTCTTTTGAAATAATTTCAGTTTCAAAAGATTTTTTTTTTGGTCCTGCACCTGGATGATCCCAGGTGCATTGTCCAAAACTTATTTTCTCACATCGCAGCAGACATCGCTTCGTACATTGCCTTAGTCACAATGAAGCTATTGTCCGACTGATTTTTTGAAACTTTTTTCAAGTTCAAACCTAAGACTTGTTTCTCTTGAAGAAAAGTTAAATCCGTTTCATCGCCATTTGCGACATCGTAACCTAAAAACGTTTCGGGGAATTGACCACCGAAAGAAGCTAAGTCAAACACTACAGCTATTTTTTGTCCAATTGACAATGCATACATAGCTGTAGCTATATTGTTATGCTCATTGGTATTTGCATAGCTGAATGTGACATCGTAATTGCTATAGCTTTTGCTATTGTCCAATTGCTTTTGCATCTTGCTATAGTCATAGAATTGAACATCTGAATGAATGTCCAATAATGACTGACTATCAGTTTTAAACAAGTTAATGTTCAAATCTGATGTGCCGTTCAAACGAACAGCAAAGTTCTTATTTTGTGATGCAGACAAAAACTTTGCAGCACTAATTTCGGCATTAAGCCAAGACATAAAAAATTCTCTATTAAAGAAAAATAACCAAGTTTTTTTCAGTCTTGCCCAATTTATTTGGTTAATAATTTGTCCTTCGACAAGCATTTTTGCCCTACCTGATTCAACAAGACAAGCTTGTTTACAGCCTGATGTAGCTCTCGGACACACATTGAAACCTGACATATCTGCTGCTGCAAGATACATTACTAAGGTATTATAGTCTTTTTTCTCGCCTTTGACAATCTTAGCTGAACTATTCAAGCCAGCAAGATACGACAAACCTGTCATTTTTGTAGCCTTTGAACGGTTAACAAACTTTTTGTTTTCAACGTTCCTAAGCATAGTAATAACTTCTTTCATTTTTGAAAGATAGTCTGCTTTAGATGCAGAAACTTCTGCTACAGCACCTGCAATTTTTTTAAGGAAAGATTTCATAGTGTATGAAATTTAATAGTGAAACAATAATAAGTACAAAGATAGTAAAAGATATTAGAACTACAAATAATTTCAAAAGAAAATTTAAAATATTTTTTTGTAGCCGTAACTACCTTTGCATTTATCTTGAGACAAAGATATAACAAGTTTTTCAAATAAAAAAATTTATTTTTACCTCAAAAGAACTTTTTTAATTTCCAAATTTTTTAACAATTTTAACTAAAAAAATCTGGCATTGCAATATACGACATATACGACAGAATGTATAATATACGAAGATTTCAATCTGTTGCAGGTCTGGATTAATCCTACCTTCGAACTTCGTCTCAGAGATATGCTCTATCAATTAGCTGTTACAAAGGTATGCATAATAGCTGGCATTTCAAAATATTTTTAGTTAAATTTTTAAATTATTTTAAAATAATTTTCAAAGGAAAGATCTTTGTTTCTTTTGAACCCAGATTTACCTCTATTTGCTTAAATTTTGCCATCTGAGACTCTTTCACATCAGTCTGGATTAATACCTCGATCCAGATGTAAAAACGTCTCAGATCGAATATACGACAAGCTGGTATAAGGAATAAAAAAAACCCCTTTCGGGGTTCAGAAGTTATTTTGCTATCTTTATTTGTCTGTCATAAAGATAATCTTTATAAACAGCATATACATTGCATTCTGACTCTTCCCTAACGAAGATTAACCTTTCATCTTCGTTAGGTGTGTAAGATTTTAAAACTTGCTTTGAACTCTTTTTCATAAACATAATTTTTAAAGTTATTATATAAGTTCCCATTTAATTACTGAGTCACTAAGTATGTTTAATATTTGCCCAGCCTCAAATCTGTCAATTACCGCATACTGAATTGTCAAAGTTTCTTTATCTTTACCCAGTAAAGATTCAGAGGTTCTAAAGGTGCTACAAAAACTATTGAATAGTTTTTTGTTGTTTAATTTCATCTGTAGTGTCATAAGTTAAAATTTTAATAGCGATTTAATGAGTACAAATTACGATATTATTATTGACACTACCAAATTATTTTAGTTAAAATTTTAAAATAATTTTCAAAAGAAAGATCTTTGTTTCTTTTGAACCCAGGTCCAGATTGCCCAGATACAACTCTAATGATTAAAATTTTGCCATCTGAGACGCTTTTAGCTATTCAGTAACATCTTAGCCCAGATTAGTATAAAGGTGTCTTAGATCGAAGATTTTTTTGTCACAAATTATTACTATAATTGGGACAAATTTAATGATCATTCGCAAAAAAAATAGACTACCAAAAGAAAATTATTAATCTACATTTGGTAGTCTATTATAAAAAAAAAACTACCATAAAGGTAGCCTTAATTTATCTTACAATGTATGCACTATCTTTGACAATCATCACCTTGAGCGTATCATCACCGCTCCATTGGTAGTTGTCTGATGTTACAGCAGATGCAGATGCAGGTTCAAAATTTTGCAGCAGAAAATAAGCAATTACAGCTAAGACTACTAATATCAGAAAATCTTTCATAATTTGTGAATTTAATTATCTTAATAAGGTTCTATACTCAATCTCTACCAAGTGTTTTTGCAACAATCATTGCACTGTTAATAGCATTTTTATTGACATCGAAATGTTTGCATACCTCTTGAATGCACTCTTCCAAGTTCCAATAAGTATTTAAAGCTAAAAATTCTTCTTGAACTCGCATTGCTTCTTTAAGAAGTTCTTTTCCAGAACCAATTTTAATTTTAGTGTTCATAATCTTTAATGTTTTAATAGTGAAATAAATTATTGTAATGTAAAATTACAAAAGAAAGTTGGTATTTCAAAATAAATTACCAACTTTCTTTTAAAATAATTTAATTTAATTAGAAATTCTTTTTTCAGTTTTTAAACAAATAGCTTCAAAAACTTCTGCAAGCATATTTATTTCGCCAATTACATCATCGTTTAAGTTTTCATACCAATCGTACTCTTCATCTATTTCTGTTTCATTTACATAGGTAATAACATCAACTCCATCGGGATAAAATCTTTCAGCCAATATAACGGTATTGCCAATAGACTCAACAATAGGACTTGAATAACTTTCCAAATCTGCAATACTGAAACTTCCAAAAGTGTTAATAATTCTTTTAATGTTTTGAAGCGCAGTCATAATCTTTAATGTTTTAATCGTGAAATAAATTATTGTAATGTAAAATTACAAAAGAAAGTTGGCATTTCAAAATAAATTACCAACTTTCTTTTGTGTAAACCCAAAATTTTTCTTTTGAAATAATTTAATTTATTCTAACACCATTTTTGAATGTAACTATAAAGCAGTCTCTGAACATAGTTCGTCTGTAATAAGAATGTTTTTCATAGGCATCAGCTAAATCTTCTGAAGGAATTAAAACTCTGTAGACTACCTTTCCGTCTTTAAGACAAGCAGTTTCAAATTCATAGGTATCAATAACCTGCTCATGAAACTTAGGTTTCTGCATCAGCAGTTCTAAGTTAGCTGTTGAAGCTATCTGTACTGCATACTCAATCCTATCAGGCACACAAGGAACTTTTTTGTTATCGGTGCTATCAATTGATTGCCCGAAAGAAAAGGTTGCTGTAATGACAAATAATGCGATTAAAATCTTTTTCATAATAAGTTTTATTTTGTGTTTGAAGTAATGATTTTTCTTATAGCTAAAACGAATGCTGTCCTTTCAGACATTTTTTCTTTCAGTTCAGCAAACGTTCTGTCGAACTCAGATTGATTTTCTTTTGAAAGTTCAATCTTATAATTGAGTTTTGATATATTAACTTTCATAGAGAACAAATTTAAAAAAGAAAGTTGGCATTTCAAAATAAATTACCAACTTTCTTTTGAAGGAATTTTATACAGCAATAAGCCAATCTGTAACCCCCCAATTGACTGAAGAGGAAACAGAATAGCCTTTCTTTCTAAGCCTATCTGCTACGATAGGCATATACATAAATTCCTCTACAGACCAACCAAATGAGGGTGCATCTTTGCAAGTTGTAAATGTAGTGGTTAAACTATTACCACTTAACCAGCCTTCAATTCTGTTCTGTAGTTCAGTAATGAACGCTTCTTTTCTTTCTAATGGTGTCATAAGTTATAAAATTTTAATAGTGAGTGAAATGAATTGACCTTACAAAGGTAGTGATTAGTTTTATTATTTCAAAAGAAAATTCAAACTTTCTTTCGTATACTTTGAATTTTCTTTTGAAATAATTTATATTTTTTTATTCCCAATCAGCATCTTCTTCAAAAGGAACATCACTTGTTTCCAATTCAGCACCTTGCAAATAATCTGCAATGAGTTCCCAAGTTCCAAGAAAATTATTCAATTCCTCTTCATATTCCTTTGTGCCCTCTTCAAAATCAAATTCAATTTCACTTGCACCAAGTATATAAGACTGAAAATCCTCAATCAATTCTTCCATTGAAGTTGAATTGTATCCTGTTGCAAAATAGCAACCTCTTTGCAAATCAAATACTCTGTAATAAGTCATAGTAGTAAGTTTTAATAGTGAAATAAATTATTGTAATGTAAAATTACAAAAGAAACTTTAATTATCCAAATGTTTTTTAAAGTTTCTTTTGAAATAATATAACTTTTTTTATTCCCAATCAGAAGCAAGGGTTAAACCTGCTTCTTGTGTCCCATTAGAAGCAGTCCAATTGCCTCCAATGAATTCCATATTTAGTCCTAAAGAAGCTGCTTTAGTAAGACACTCTTCTTTTGACCCAATGAATTGGAACAAATCCTCATCATTAGAACCACACCAATTCAATGGTGCTATTGTTAGTATAAACTTTGTCATAGTAATTAAATTTAAATTGTTTATAAAATTGCAGTGTAGGATGCTGCACCCCGAATGACTATTCTGCTGGCTCATACGAGCCAACTATACGTCCAACACAACTGGCTGTCACATAGAACGCATGGCAATTGTCCAGAAATGGGTCTGAATCAAAAAATTCCAACTTGAACTTTCCGTTATTGGTTTCAATAACATCAACAAACCCATAGGTTCTGTTGTATTGAACCATAATGTTTTGAATATACTGCCAATCTGCCTGGCTTGCTTTATAATCTGACTTTGTCATAATTATCAATTTTTAATAGTGTCCAACAAAGGTAGTGATTAGTTCTGAATAATCATAATTATTTCAAAAGAAAATTCAAATTATTTTCTTTAGAAAATATATCAGTTCAAGCTTGACATATACGATAACTGGTTTCGGCTGTGTCCAAGTCTGAAATAGACCTCAGATAAGAACAAATACTTTTGTCTAAGTTCAGACTCAGAATGTTCAAAAACTTCAGTTTCAAGTTCAATGCTTTCAGCTATCTCTTCTATTAGCTTCAAAGTTTCTGAAGCTATCTTTAGATCTGCGACAGTTGGTTTGTCCAATAGTCTGTTGAACAGATCGAAATTCATTTGAATTATTTTTCTCATATTTATTTTTATTTGTGGGGGGCTTTCGCCCCCCGATGAATAATTATTCTGCTTCTGCTTCGGTTGGTTCAACTGCTGTTGCTAGTGAGCGTCCAAGTATCAGTTCAACTGCTTTTTTAGCTTCTGCAACCGCTTTGATTATCCATTTCGGCTCACTTTGAAGTTTCGATATCCAACCGTTCAGATATGCTTGAGAGTTTTGAACGTTCATTTGGATGCCTGACAACTCACAAAGCATTCCTGCACCAATCTCTGCAATCAATTCTTCGTAGCTGTACTGATGACTACCAAAGCGGTCAAATTGCGCTACACCTTGTCTGTTTAATTTGTCCATGTGACCTGTGCTATGCACCAATTCATGGAATAGGGTTTGATAGTAAGCATCGGAACTTACAAATTGTCCAATACTCGGCATATACAATATGTTAAATTGTGGGCTGTATGCAGCACTATTCGATTCGATAATTTTGGGGCAATTTGCATAGCCTTTTAAGATGCTTTCGCCATTGTCCAAAATTGGGTTATTTTTAGCTTCGGGAACATACTTGCTTAAATCCCAATTCAAATGGTCTACTGAAAATACGCAAAACCCTTTGACTGTTGGAAAACAGTATTTTTTAGCATTGCCTTCGCTGTCCAAGATAGGATTGCCATTGGCATCTTTGCTATCTTTGGTTATTTGCATAACCCTAATCAAATGCAGACCTTTAGCACCTTTTTTTATCGGGAACGGCACTGCATTGCCTTTGCTATCGACATATCCATTTCCCGCTTTTTTGTAGCCAAGTTTAGCCATTGCACCTGCAACAGTTGCATAGTGCGGTGCTACATTGTACATTGCAGCGTGTAAGTTAGCCCAAAAAGCGTTTGAGCCTGTATATACGCTATTGTAAGCGACATTGCCTACAACTGTTGTTACCCAAGGTTTTTGCCATCCGACAACACCTTGTTTTAAACCCTCAATAAATAATTCCGTAATTTTAGCTTCGACAGAAGCTTCGACATTAGCATTTTTAGTGTACGCCATAATAGTTAAATTTAATAGTGAAGTAATAACAAGTACAAAAATATTCAAAAGTTTTGAAACGGCAAAATTTTAAATGTTAAATTTTTAAAATATTTTTTGTAGCCGTAACTACCTTTGCAATTATCTTGAGACAAAGATATAACAAGTTTTTCAAATAAAAAAATTTATTTTCATTCCAAAAGAACTTTTTTAATTTCCAAATTTTTTAACAATTTTAACTAAAAAAAATTCTGGCATTGTAATATACGACATATACGACAAATACGACAAATACGACAAATTGTATAATATACGACATATACGACAAATTGCATAATATATGACATATACGACAAATTGTATAATATACGACAAATTGCATAATATATGACATATACGACAAATTGTATAATATACGACATATACGAACTTTGTTCGCTGCGATATCTTTAATATACGAAGATTTCAATCTGAGGTAGGTTTGGATTAATCCTACCTTCGAATTTACTCTCAGAGATACGCTCTATCAATTAGCTATACAAAGGTATGCATAATAGTTGACATTTCAAAATTATTTCAAAAGAAAATTTAAAATATTTTCAAAATAAATTTATCAAAAAATTTGGAAATATCAAATTTCCGCCTGTGCCATTTTCTCTCAAAAGATGACTCTATATATCAAAAGAAAAAAAAGTTTCTTCTGAGGGCAAATCTGAGCATTCTGAGGGGTAAATCTGAGGCTATCTTAGGGTAAATCTGAGGCTATCTGAATCCAAACTGATAGCCAGATTTTGATATACGACAATTTTAAAAAGTGCTTCTTAATATACGACATATACGACATATACGAAAAATTGATAGCCAGATTTTGATATACGACAAACTGATATAAGCATAAAAAAAAAGTCCCTTATAGGGACTCAAAGTATTTTGAAAAATCTTCAATTGACTTTATTTTCGCATCTAAGATGTTTAACAAGTTTTGATGATCTTGTTTATTGTACCACCATTTGTAAGGATTGCGATGAGAAACTTCGCCCATCAAAAAAAAGCGAACTTTTAAAAGTTCATGGTATGTGTATATTCCCTCGTTATACATATCACTTGCTAAGTTGCAAATTGATTGTATTTCGCAGTCTTGCGCAAATCTCTCTCTTACGAGAGAAAGTAATTGAATTGCTTTAGTAGTGTTCATAGTTATAAAAATTTTAAAAGTGAATTAAATTAATGACCTTACAAAGGTATACTTTATCTTGATATTATTATAACTTTTTTTACTTTATTTTCAAAAATAAAAAATTTAACTAAATTTATTTGGAAATGTCAAATCTCAATTCTGGGGCACTATTTTTCTTCAGAAGGTATAAGATGTCCAAATGCCAATAAAATGCTCTCTGAAGGCAAATCTGAGGGTTCTGAAGGCATCTGAATGTAAATCTGTCCGACATTCAATTACCCCGATAGATAATATAAAACATTGCTTTATGATATACTAAAAAATGTCCAATGGGCAAAAAAAAGCTGCCCTAAGGCAGCTGTTGTTAGATTTCGATTGTATCGCCAAACAATTTGACTGCTTCAAGATTATCTATTGCGAAACGTCTTATATCGTTTGACTTAGGTTTTGCGGCAAATTCAATTAGACGTTTGGCGATTGTCTTAGGCGCAGATTTCACCTTTTTAAATTCGCCTTTTTCGGTTACTGTCTTAGTTACTGACTGTCCAAGTATAGACAACCTTTCGGTTGATACGTTGAATACCACCACCTTGCTAAGATATACGTCATTTGACTGACGTTCTTTTTTAGGCTGCTGTAGTTCAGCGAGTGCTGTCGGCAATGCCAATTTAACTGCTGCTTTGAATTGCTCAAGGCTTAGACCTGCAAGGTCTATGCTGTTGTAGTTGAAATTATTGACATCAATGCTGTTGACATCAAAATTTTGGTATATGTTCTCATCCTTTGCGAGAATATTCTCATAGCGCACACCGATGTTTACAAGATGGTTTGAATTTTCGGTGTTACCCGAAAAATCTGATTTATAGTTTTTGATGCTACAAAAAGTAACACCGATTTTTGATGTAGCCTCAATTAAGGCTAATACTGCATTACCATATACGGCAACTGCTTTTTCGATAGCTGTTTGAATAGTCATAACTAATAGTGTTTAAAGTGAATTAAATAATTGACCTTACAAAGGTCTTATTTTATTTTATATTATTATAACTTTTTTTGCTTTATTTTCAAAAATAAAAAATTTAACATAAAAAATTTGGAAATATAAAATTTCGATTCTGAAGCATTATTTTTCAAAAGTCAACATAGTGTCCAACTAATAATGCAAAGTGGCTCAAAACCTGATTTTTGTAACTTCTGAAGGCATATAAGGTTCTTTAGAAAATCAATATTTTTTCTTTAGAAGTTGTCCGATATACTAAAGTTTTATTATATACGAACAATTGAAAATGTATGGTGTCCAATGATATACGTTGTATACGTTATATACACAACTACCTACCATATACAACATATACGCAAGTATGTACAATATACGTTATATACGAAAATTTGCCCCTATCATATACGTTATATACGACAGTACCTATCATATACGTCATATACGACAGTACCTACTATATACGTCATATACGCAAATACCTACCATATACGTCATATACGCAGTACCTATCATATACGTCATATACGACAGTACCTACTATATACGTTATATACGCAAATACCTACCATATACGTCATATACGCAGTACCTACCATATACGTTATATACGACAGTACCTACTATATACGTTATATACGAAGCCCCTACCATATACGTCATATACGTAGTACCTACCATATATAACATATACGAAAGCATAGCCCTACCATATACGAAAGTATACCCCTACCGTATACGAAAATACCCCTCCCCTCCATATACGACATCTCCCCCTACCCATATACGAAACCCCCCTCCTGACCTGTACACGAAATCTGGTCATGGATCAGCCGACCTGCTAAAAAAATTTTTTTCAAAATTTTCAAATTCCCCAAAGAAAGCAATCTTATCTTCCAAAGAAAGTAATGCTATCTTCCAAAGAAAGCAATCCTATCTTCAAAAGAAATTAAAATGTTTCCAAAGAAATTAAAATGTTTCCAAAGAAATTAAAATGTTTCCAAAGAAATTAAAATGTTTCCAAAGAAATTAAAATGTTTCCAAAGAAATCGATTATATTGTCGCAAAAATGTACAATATTTGCGACAGATAAAACCCTGAAATATCGTTGGAATGTGCGATATATTAAAATACCGTTGCGATGGGCGATATATGTTTTCAAGGGCGTAAAAAAGGGTTTCAAAAGAAAAATGAAAAATTTTTTTTAGAAATTTTTTGATTTTTTGGAATTTTTCAAGTGTATTATTGGTTATAGTTATCAGTTAATAATACTAAAAAATGGAAGTTATGAGAAGTATAACTATTGTATTATTTTTGTTTTTTTCTGTGAATTTATTTTCGCAAGTGGAGCATAATTTTGATAAATTATCGAGAATGGTTTTTGATGAAATCAATATGGAGCGAAAGAGGGCTGGATTGATGGAATGTATTTGGAATGACACGCTTTTAGAGATTTCAAAGGGAACAAATAGGGTTCTAAGGAATGATAGCGGATTATATCATCCGAGTATTTTTCATAACAGTGATACATTTGAGCGGTATGAAAGAATTTTTGTCAATCAGTATAGAAGATTGACAAATGACAAGCACTTTGAATATAAGTCTGCGGATGATTGGAGATTTATCAGGGATTACACACAGATTGGGGAGGTGATTTTTATACATTCAAAAGAAAGTCCAGATTCTTTGATAAATAAAGAAGCCATCAAAAGTTGGTTAAATTCAAAGGGTCATAGATTTTGGGTATTAATACATAATACCTTAGTTCATAATACACCATATCCGACATATTGTTCTTGTGATTCTAATTATAAATTTTACAATGGTGAGCAAATGGTAATTGTAACTTGTAACTTTTACGTTATAAATATTAGATCAGAATGGGGGTTAAAATAAAAAACCCCCAAATTGGGGGTTTTGATTATTTTGAAAATTTAAAAACATGAGGGGTTGTGCTATTTTGATCCAGGGTGACAACTATTCTTCTGTTTGGTGGTAAATTAGTTGAATCGAATGCTCTGGTTGCACCTTTACCTACTGGTATTATTCTGATATTTGGATTAGTAATTTTTGTTCTTATTAGGCTTGCAACAAAATCGGCTCTATTTTGAGATAGTCTTAAATTATGTTGTGCGTTACCTTCTGCTGAGGCGAATCCAAGAACATAAACAGGAGTATTATCTTTATAATATTCGTTTAAAATACTTCCAAAGTCTTCAATTTTTTTATATGCGCTATTATCTATCAGTGGTCTTTGGTTGCTACCACCTTGACTATTACAACCTGGCATATTTGGGCAATCGTAGAAAAATGCGTCTTGTAAGTCTAATGTTAAGTTTTGAGGCGCATTTGTTTTAGTGGTAACAGTTGAAGTTGAAGTTTTTGATGTCGTAGGTTCCAGTTTAACTTCACTACCAGGTTTAGACATTACCAATGATACTTCATTTTTCTTTCTTTTTGTACTAACTAAGCCTACTAAAGTTGGTTCACCGTTTTCATTAAAAATAAAGGCATAACCAGAAAATCCAGCCATTCTATTTGCGAAATAATTCAATGGAGAATTATTACCATTTGATTTATAGACATAATTGAATCCTGCTTCATAAATTGCGTCTCCTCTACTTTGGGCAGCATAAGCTTCTTCTTGATTAGCCCAACCGCCAATTTGTTGTTTAACTTTTCCTGAGAATCTGTCGTAAAAGTATATTTTGCCATCTTTTACTGCCACATGTAATGTTGCAGGTCCTGCCACTGAAGGATCAATTCTATAAATTTTGAGATCATCTTTAGTGGTGGTTTGTTCTAAAATAATTCTTTTTACGAGTTTTACTAAATCTTGTTCATTTAATCTTACGACCCTATTCATATATATTTTTTAATAAATATCTATAATAATTAAAAAAAGTAAATAATATTTTTTGGGGAAATTTTGGTTTTTGGGGTATATTTATGATAAAATAATATGAGAATAACTATTAATGAATTGCGACAGTTGGTTAAGTCTGTCATCAGTGAGACTATAAGATTTGATGGATCTGATTATGTGTATGAGGATCCAGACGATGAATCATTTGCATTTGATTTTGAGTTGAATGGCAACCTTTTTGACGTTGAGGGTGAGTATTACGGTGAGAATGATATTCATTTTGACATTATAAGTATATATGTTGATGGGGAGTATATTGATGGTACTGAATTAGATGATGAGGGTATGGAGATGTATTCTGGATTGACAATTAATGAGTTTGAAAAACACGTTGAAGACTTGATAGAGAATGGGTAGTAGAAAAATGAGAAGAATAAATGAGGCATTAGGAGTTCCAGATAACATTTTAAAGTTAGGTGAGCAGTTGTATAATAAAGTATTGGATATTATCAATAATGAGAAAGACTTTGATAATATTATGAAACGTGTGTATACTGTCAGGGGTGGTATTATAGGGGATGTAAACTTTAAGAGTATTAATATATCATTTAATATAGATATTGAATCGAATCCAGGTTATTTTGATGATAATGAGATATTTTCTTATCGTGGCATGTCATATAAACCTAATGATTATAAAATTGAATCTTCTAAAGATGGAAAGGAATATTTTCAAAAACATGAGCAGAATGATATAAGTATTGATATTACATTAGATTTCAAATTAGATGAGACTTTTGTTGAAGGTTTTAAAAAGTATCTTCCATCTAAATTATATGAGTTTATATCGAGTGATAAATCTGAATTTGTTCAAAGCTTGACACATGAATTGATGCATGGATATGATTTTTACAAGGCTAATGTAAAAAATATAAAAAGTAGAGTTGATTACAATTCAGCCAGAGAATCTATATTTATGGTTGGTAGCATCAGACCTTTGAATGAATTATTTTTTATGATGTATTATTTTGACAGTATTGAAAATTCTATCAGGGCATCTGAGTTGGCTGCAGAAATAAAAGAAAGTGGTATAAAGCAGTATGAGTTTTTGAAAAAATTTAAAGAGACAACTGT